AGAGAGAAGGAGCCCTCTCTTACGAGGTCGAAATTCTCTGCGAAAGGCCTGCGTAATCGTAGTAAAGGACGAGAACGTAAAGAGATTCAGAGATTAGTCGAGTTAGACAAAGTTTTTGCTTCTGATGGAGTAGTTTTTGAAGACGTTCAGAGTGGATTGAATGTTCCTCAGATAATGTCTTCTCTTCCCAGTGCCTTGGATCCCTTGACAGTCAATTTGATTGTTGATGGATTAGCGACCGTAGTTTTGTTGCGTGGCAAACCGTTTCATGAGAAGGTTTTGATTATTAAACTCTTTTTAAATGAAGCTAGATTTGCTGCATTGAAATTGAAATCAGAGGAAATTTTTGACATGTTTATGATCTCTAAATTCCTATCCGATGATGTTTCTGTTGAGGAGCATCAAGTAGGAAAATCTGATGAGAAAGAATATAATGGTCCAAAGATTCTAAAAGATTGTAAATTATTTGAATTGTTTTTAGATCTCATTAGTGGTTTAGCAAGTTTCACCTGTTTTGGTGGTTATATTCCACTAGAGTTTATAATAAAGGAGATTAAAACTGTGAGTATGTGCATGACCGAAATGATGAGTGATTTGAAGATAATGGAAAAATTGTTAACTTTTATCTTCTATGTTGGATCAAGAGTGAAATTAGTATATGAAACTGGGAAACTTAGTATGTTGTGGGAAGGTACTTCAGTTGAGAAATGGGTCTCTGAAGCCAGTTTCTTGATTGATTGTGACATCCATATGGTAGATAAACCTAGAGAGGGTAGTATCACCCTTGACGAAAGAATTGAAAGATTGGAAAAAGCTTCAGCAGATGCGAAAAATTTGCCGAATGTAGCTAGATATTCTGCTGAAATGGTACCACTTTCATTAAAAGTGGGACTGTGTCATAAGATGAATGACTTATTGTCCAAGTTAAGATCCTTGAAAGCTCATGGAGATGATAAGCCAGAGACTGTTGGTATAATGCTAACAGGACCACCAGGTACAGGGAAGACCACTTTGTTCGGTCCTTTGCACAATATTATGTGTGGTATAGATGGTGACAATAATATCTATGGCACTGATTTGAAGTTGAATATAACGAAGGAATTTGTTGATG